GTCAGAAGTTTGGACGCGATAGTTGTTGATTTTACACGTCAAGTCGTATCAAGGCCTCGACCGTATCTCCGCATAATTTTGGCGCATTATAGCGCGAGTTTCCGGGCCGGTTGCTGATCTTGCCGTTCTTCCCAATTTGAGTCCACCCATCGCAGTACTGGACGCAGCTTTCGGCAACGCGGGAATAAACATCGACAAGGTCATCTAAACCTATTCCGTAGACTTCTCCCAGATATTCGCTGAACTGGAGATCATCATGTGCCACGGACCTTGACACAATAGACTTGACGTTTTCAGTTGACCCCATTTCTGACAACTTTGATTGCCTGTGATCAAAAAAGGGTTCAGCGGAAAGTCTATCCGCTGTACTCACCAACAACTCTCGGACAATGGGCACGTGTCGGTGCTCATACGCAGCTGATAAATACTTACCAGCCATGTAATCGCGGTCATTGACTTGCGTGTTTCTATTAGCGCGCAAGTTAATTTTCGCCAACACGCGGCCGAATTGAGGGACGGGGCGACAACCAATTGAAGTATTCACGTAACGTTTACGATAAAACGTTGCGTGATGACGGGTGTGTTGAGGAACTACTTCGGCTTTCATGCCGGAGACTTTGCAAACAGTCTCGACACTTTTCTTGAACTCCTCAACATCGCCCTTAACATACCCCAAATAATCATCCCCGCCGTGCACATTTGTGCTTTCCGTGATGCTGGCGGCTTCGAGCGCCGCCTGCATTAACGCCATGCTGACATAGGAATTCCCAGTGGTGGTCGTGGTTTCCCCCGACCAGCGCTGACCTGTGACGTGTGCGGTGACACCATAGCGCGTCCACACACGGACTTCCTGTGTCTTGGCGAATTCTCGCACAAACCACACGGGTGCTCCCAGTTTGTGATAGAACATCGCCTCCTCTTTGCGATATTCTTTCACTTGACTACCATCGTTATTTTTCATGTCACTCTCGACTGGAGTGCCTTCAGCCTTTTCCATAATGTCCCCAAGTTCCTCGCCCGAAGCACCACAAGCGTAGATTGCGATGTTGCCTTTATTCTTCGGGTTGTTCTTGGAGAACACATATTTCATCCTGTCGTTTAGCTCCATAACGACAGGACCAGTCAATGCGTTGTACATATCTGTTCCCTGATATACAACGCGCGGCTGAGACTGATGCTCCTTCAAGAGTACTTCTTG